TGATACACTTGGATCTAATCTGCGATTCTCATTAGCAGCATGATAATATCTAAACTTAATATTATCTCTTCCGATATACGCTCTATATCTATCATCAATAATTAGTCTATTACTTTCTAACCTTTTGAAAATATCAGTGGATCTAAAATAGAATACTGTACCTTCATCATATTGACTTAAAGCACCGATGTTTTGTTCTAGTTCAAACGTATCAATAATACCTTCGACAGCATTATCTATCGCATAAAACGCTTCGGTATCTCCGGTAGACATTTTCTTTTCATAAACGTAACTATTATTATCTATAGCAACAAAATCAGTAAAAATATCAGGATTATCTACAACACCATCGTCGTCTGAATCAAAAAAGTCAATTTCTATTTTAGTGCTATCAACATAATTGTCAATATTAATATAATCAGAAACTATTTGCCAATCAATGTCAGTTGTAAAATAATCTAGAGCAAAAGGTTTATTATTAATATTTAAAATTTGTATTTTATCTTTTACAATTCTTTGTGTTCTGCTATCATAGATTTTATCAACTTTATCAAAGTAAAAACGTATTTCGTCTAAACTACTGAATATGTATTTTAAACCTCTATATGTAACAGTATAATATACACCGTTGTTTTCAAACAATATTAGCCAACTGCCATCTAAGTTTCTTCCAGATATATCTCCGGTACTACTTAAACTAAATTCTTGGCTAGAACTTAAATCTTTATCGAGTATTATATCCCATCTGCTTTTTTCAAAATCATAACGTAATCCAAAACGTTTAAAAGCAAACATCTGCTCTACAAACAAATTAATTGTATCGTCATCTAATGATTTTGTAAGAACTGGGATAATTTCTACTAGCTTACTGCCAGTTTCAATGTTATCATTAATAATTACAGGACCTAAATTAGTATCTGGATCGTTAGTAGTTCCATTTTCAAATACACTAATAACTTTTATCCATTTATATGTTATAGCACCTTTAACAGTTGCAGTGCCCTGTTTAAGTTTATTATTATCAGTGCTATCGAAATAATATCCTACAGGTGCTTCAAATTTCAAATAAGCACCAGGTTTAATATATGTTAAAAGTCCACTTGTAAAACTACCAAGAGTAGCAGTAATACCATCAGTATCAATAAATTTACCAGTACAACGATTTAAATCAAATGTTTCTTTATTCCAGGTCAATCCAAAATTTGCAATAGTTTCATTTCTAGGAAATTTATCTAAATAGTAATTACGCATTTTACTATTTTTTATAAGTTCAATAATTGTATTCCTAGCAAAAAATTCAATGTCAGTTTGATTAACAAATTCAAAGTTTAATTTTTCATTTAAATAATTTCTATATATTAAACCGTCGTTGCCATACAAATTAGTATTGCTATATTTTCCTGTAGAATCTCTCAAATCAAAATATCTACTAACACCACTACTAGTTCGGTTAACACTTTTGGTTTTTACAATTTCTTGGCTTACACTTAAAGGACCAACATTATAGTCTTCACCAGTTATCAATCTATCTTGTGTATAATAATTTGAAGGTGCATTTTGTTTAATACTAGCATTAGTTTCGCTAGTTGTAGCATTTGTAATAGTGCTTTGTAGTTCAAGAACTAAAGAAATCTTTTCTACTTTTCCTGCTTTACTAATATAAGGTACAACTACATTTACACCAGTAAATTCTGCAGGAATAATTCTAATTGGACGATTAGCACTTTGTCTATAATAAATTCTAAAATTACCTTTTGGAATAGTGCCAAAAACACCATCACTGAAAACAAGACTTACTGTATCGTTTACTTTTGTTAACACAGTGTAAATATTTGTTATATTTTTTTCTAAACTATTGTAAACAATGTTGTTGCCTTCTACTGCATCAACTTTATTCCATAAATCTGATTCGTTGCCATCAGTATTTAATTTGTAAAGCCAAACATCATCGTTATTGATGTTTGCTGTGTTTACATCAACGGTTTCATGCGGTGCAGCTACATCTAAACGGAATTGGTTGTTTAAAAGTTTACCTTGTCTAAAATGTAAAAAATATCCACTGTTTGTACTACCAGGGCCTTGGCCATTATCTCTATATAAAAATGCTAAGTTATTACCAGGTAATGGCGCTTCCTCATATATTTTATTATTGTCAAAATTGGTGCTTACAACTTCAAAACTTTCTTTTTTATTATCAATTGATTTTGAAAATTCATAAACAGGAACAGTATTACTTGTTCCATTAAATCTATAAAGCTGTGTTGATACACCGTTAACGCTGCCATCTTTTAGTGGTTTACCAATACCATTTTGTGCCGGTAGTGCAGCATTTAAAATTCTTGTAAATTGTTCTTGCCAATTAGAGTTTGTATTATCATTCCAAAGTATACTTTGGTTAGCAACATTAATATTATTACTATCAATTATAGATTCTGTTGTGCTAACGCTTACAATTTTTAATAAACCGTTTGCAGGCTTGTTTCTTTTTGGATTATAACTTAAAAGACGTGCGTGTCTTAACACACTTTCTCTACGTTCGGCAAGTTCTATAAAGTTATCTCTTGCATTAAGATCAACACGATAGCTGATATTTTGTCCTAAAAATGCAATCAAATCTATTAATGCAATATATTCACTGCTTTCAATATAATCATTAAAATCTTCAGGATAGTTTTCACGCAGATAGTTAATCATTGTTCTGCGTAGATTGTCAAAATCGTAGCTCTTAAAATCAGCGTTACGGAAAGTTTGATATATACGCTTCCAATCTTCAGCTTTGAGCAATTTGTTTTGTCTATCAGTTATAGCCATAGAGATATTCCTTTAATACAGTAATATTTATCGCATTGAATAATATACGCAGTTTAAATTAAACCTGCATTTTGATCAAATCTTAATTTAAGTTGTTCGCTTATACTGTAAGGAAGATATGTAAGTTGCACTTCAACTTGTATGCCATTTTCGTAACTATCTATAGCAACTTTATCAACACTTACTCTAGGATCATAGTTGATTATATCTGTAACATTTTTTTCAACTGCTAATTTTAAATCATCAGTTAATGGTTCAAAAAGTATATCCCATATGATTGTTCCAAAAGTAGGATTTTCAAGTTTTTCACCTTGACGTATATGAAAATGATTTAATATATCTTGTTTTATTAATTCTAAATCATAAATTTTAAACTTTTTAGGACGGTTAACAGTACTAACTCCTCTGTAAGATTTGCTTTTTACAGGTGATTGTTTTGTGTTAGTTCCTACAGAAGTATTTTTATATATTTTTTGTACCATAACGTATTTACCTATCCACTAGTTACTGCATTTCCACTACTATCTGTTACAGGATTACCATTGCGATCTAATACAATATTGCGTGATACATTAGTGCCAATTCTTCCAGTGCTTGTTATGTTATTATTTGCAATAAAAGATAAATTATTCGATGCACTAGTCAGTGTTAGAAGACTACCAGTATTTGTAATATTATTGTCTGTCGCACCATTAATTAGAGTTCGTGTTGCTTCTCCTAAATTCAATGCTAAAGAACCTATAGGTGAATCAAACTGTAAACCTGCTGTAATCTGTCCTCTTTCGTTTGCTGTCAAAACTATAGGTTGTCCTGTTAGCTTTGAAGCAAACGCACCTGCTATAATATCTTGTACAGGTGTAGGCGCATCAAGTATTGCATCACCAACTTCACCAACTAAATTTCCAATTCCTTGGCCAAATGCAGATAATGAAGGTCCTATGCCTGGTATTCCATTTAATGCATCACCTAAACCTCCAGCAAAATCACCTACAACATCGCCAATTGCACCACCTAATTTTCCTAAAGCATCACCTAGTGCTCCAGACGCACCTCCAACTGCTTTTAGCAAATCACCTGACAAGTTTGCAAGCAAAGCGCCGCCAGCTACTGTTCCTAATAAGCCTGATATTAATCCTCCTAAACCAGATGCTCCTCCAGCACCTTTTAAAAATGTATCAATTGTTATTTCAACTGCACTTTCTCCAGGATTGGTTACTTGGGTAGGATTCTCTTTTTGATATCTATCTATTGCGCCTGTGCCATTTCCGCCAACTGTATGAGGACCTCCGCCGCCAAAGCCAAAGTAACTTCCGCCTAGACTTAAATTAAATCCGCCGCTGCCTATACTAAAGTTTAGTCCACCTACACTGCCGCCTATTCCGAAACCGCCTGGACCAAAACTAGCACTTATTCCGCCTGCATTAAATGATCCGCTAGTAATACCTTGAGGTCCAAATTGAAAATTTAATGGGCCTGTGTTTATTCCTCCACTTATACCGCCTTCGGTTAAACTTAAACTAAGGGGACCTGATGTAATATTACCTCCACTGATATTGCCGTTACTATCAAAACCCAAACTTAATGGACCTGCTGTTATTCCTTGTATCTTTCCATCTTGAAATCCTACACCAGCACTACCAACTCTAAATCCTCCTAGTTGACCATCTTGTATTATAACTCCTGCATTACCGTTATCAAACCCAAAACTAGCATTATCTTTAGTTACTCTAGCAAATAAACCATTTGCGTTAATATTTACAGACCCGTTATTTCCTAAAGTATTCACAACAGTTTGGCTTGCTTGTCGACTAAAATTTTGCGCACTACGAAAATCTAAATTTTGGCCTCCTAAATTTATACCTAAATCGTTTAGAGTATTGTTTATTGCTCTTAAAGGATTGCCAATTGGAGCAGTGCTTACACTTCCGTTGTTTACACCAAATACTTGTGGTGTACTTCTTACTGGATTGCCCCTACTATCTCTAACAGGATTTCCATTACTGTCTCTTACAATACTCATATTGCCCCCTTATCTGTCACGTTTTGGAATTTCAGGATATTTGATACCTTCTCCGCTGTCCCAAACGTCACTAATCAATGATCGATCTGTTGCAAGCCTTGATTCGTCTTCAACAGGAATGTGAATATCTTGGCTATCTGGTTTTGCTTCTGTTTTATCTGGTGTAACTGCCATAGGATCCCAATTTTCATGGCCGCTCCACGGCTCATGTTGTGGAACTCTTGCAGGAAATAGTGCTGCTAATGCAACCTCTTCAATTATTTCTGATTCTTCTGAGACAGTTGCCTCAGTTGCTTCTGTAGCTGCTGTTGCTTTAGTTGCTGTAGGACCGTTCATATGTATCGGATTAGCTGTTTCATAATGTCCTTTGCTGTTTATATTACTATTTCCGCTACTAGTTATATTTGTATTACCAGTTGTAAGTGTTTCTAAATTTCCTCCACTGGTAATTTTAGTAGTTTCAGCTACAAGTATTTCCATATTGCTGCCAACTTTTAATTTCATACTTCCGCTACCAGAAATACCTTCAAAACCTTCTTTTGCATTAATGAATACACTTTTGTCTGCTGTGATATGTGTGTTTTCAAATGAATGACTAAACAGATTTTTTTCTGTTAAAACGTGCATATCTTGGAGTGCTGTAATATATGTTTGCAGATAACTGTTAAATAAATTTCTTTCTCCTGCTGTTACAAAATTGTCTTTAACTGCATATAGTTCAATGTTTTTTGCAGCACTAGTTTTGTATGTTTCTCCTACACGGTTTTCAATATTTTTACCAACTGTGTGATATTGATTTTGCACTGCGTTTGTATTAATATTTCTACCTGCTTCTAAATTAATATCTCTATCAGCAACAAAATTTATATCATTTTCGCTGTGTACACTTATGCTATCTTGTGCATAGATATCAATTTTACCATTACTGGTAAGTTCAATCCAGCTAGTACCTCTGCCATTTGAAATATAAATTAAATCTTCACTATTATGTAGTAATATTTGATGACCGGTACGTGTTCTTAAACGCACCATTTCATTATGAGGTATAGCTTTATCACCTCCACCACTAGCTTCTTGATCAATATATTCATAAGGAACGCTGTCTGCAGGACCTTTACGTAATCTTTTATCATCACCGTCGTCAATTGTGATACTTTGTCCGCCTAGTCTGCTTTTTGGAACAATTGCTTTACCATTTTTTGTACCACGTTGCGCCCTAGGACCTGCTTTATCCAAAGGACCTGGACTACTTATTCCATAAACTGCACTAGGTATTTCACGTCTTGCACTTGTGCTGGTTATACCCCGTATGTCATCTTCAGCTAATCCGCTTTCTTTTAATTTTTCTATAAATTTAAGATTAAGTGCTTTTTTATTTTTTGTTGGATCTTTTTGTTTATCGCCATCTGTCTTTTTATTATACTCAGCTGTTGGTAATTTTTTACCTTTTACTCCTTCAGGTGGTTTGCCTTTATAGTATTCTGTTGCTGGTTGCGCTCCTGGTACCATAAAGTTCATGTATCTATCTTGTATACATGCAAACCAATAGCCTCTATTAATATCACCATCAACAAACCCACATAAAACTCTAGAACCTACATCAGGAGGAACAGCCCAAAAACCATAACTTTGTTGTGTGTCAGCATAAGTATCACCAGGAGTCAGGTGTTCTGCAGGTGTAGTTCCATAAAACACTGGAGCATATTCAACATCAACAGTTTCGCCTTCATCTTCTAATTCATTACCAGCTGTATCAAAATTGATTAATGTTACTTTTAATGATCCCATATAATGAGGATCTAAATGACTTACAATTCTACCAACTTTAAATCCATATTTTTTAGCCGCATTTGGATCCTCTTGCGTTCTAGTAACCTGATTGTTTTTTGTGTTATCTTGTGTCATTTGTTTTCCTTAACCAAACGGCGAATATGGTCCACTGGCACCATCTTGTAGAATTGGTGTACTTTCTTCTTCTGGTACTTCGTCTTGGTTTCTTAATCTAAGAAGGTTTAATCTTTGGGTAAATTTACCACCATTGATTGTATTTGTAATAGACAATACTCTATATAATCCACTAAACGCATCAACAGCTACAGATTGATCTTCTGGAAAATACATACCACCATTATCATTGTAATCTATAGGTGTTCTAAAGTTTACTATTACACTTGTTTCGCTCCGTTGATAATCTAAAGTTCCGTCTCCATTTAAAAATAGTGTAGCTTCAGGGCTATTGTAATTTCCCATTCCGCTATCTGCCATAAAATAAGGATCTCCAAATATATCTAAATCTAATTCTAATAAATCAACATCACTATTAATAATTAAATTATGAAATTGTTGTGCTGCACTAATTTTACTATTAGATATGCCATTGCCACCGGCACTACTAGTATTAGAACTTAACACATTTCCAGTTTTACCTAATCCTCCTGGATTTTCTACGCCGCTGCCTGTACCTACTTGAACATATTCAACGTCTTGTTGCTTTGAATGATCTTGTGTTGCTCCTGTAGCGTGTTCATTGTTTATGTTACCGATATCTGTTTTTAAACCAACAAAGAAAGCAGCATTTAATCTAATATCAAAATTAAGTATATCACTGTTTTCACCGGTATAGATGTAATTGTATTCTTTTGCTACTGCAGATTTCATAGGACCATATCCTGGACCGCCGGTAGTTGGAAGTTGA